AACCGGTTCGTACAGTATTACTCGGATGAACGTTTGGAAAACTTCCCGTTTCATCATCATCATTGGTGTATATTTCTGTATTTTGCGGTAATGTTCGATAGGGCCAGTTGGTATAATTGTTCCATTCATTACGTAAATTACAGTCATTTCGTTGGAAATAAAACATCCAACTTGCAACCATACCACTTGAATCGACTTTAATTTTTTTCGCACCCGTAATATTTTCAAAGTTATATTCGTGAATATCTTTTATTAAATATACGTGGTCTTCCCGAGCAAATTTGGTAGCTTCTTCTTTTGATAAAAAGCAATACGTGGATAGTAAATGGACGTCGGCATTCCATGTGGTCGTTTGATTTGTATAATTCGAAGATGTTAAATCAAATGAAGGGGGTGTTTGTAAATACCGATACATTTGATAACGGTTCTCATTAAAATCGGGCTTTACATAGGGGAAATTGTTTCGGTAATCAAATACATCACGTACTTGAAATAAATCCCGAATAGGTCTCAATGTGACATTAATACGTACTTCATTGTATTGTAATGCAATAAGTGGAAGAGCACACCCAGGACTCATTGTAAACCAAGCACCTAATGGAATATAGATGTTGCGACCACGAATAGACGGCTCTGCACCGACAGTGTTTGATGTATACAAAGCATTTGGGTATGTATTAATACGGTTGTTGGAGTTAGCGGGGTCTTTTAATTCAGAAACATTTCCAGTCATTTCATTGAATAAATTCCTTTTTTCTTCACTAAAGTCACGTTCTACAACAGACGCAATATAGTTTCCAGTGTATTTTTGTAGGCTCATATTACCTGAAGTAATCTCAACTTCTTGAACCATCATAGCACCAATATTATCAATCCAACGAAACTCATACGGAGCCCATTCACCTGCTGTTCCATCTTTATTATCAAATACAGGATGGTGAATAGGACTATAAATATCGGGTAATGTAACCACAATATAGGTATCCATTAATAATTCAGCATAACGTGGTATTTTAAAACTAAATGTAGAAGATTCATTTAATCGTAATTCTCGTTGTCCGTCATAATCAATTCGAAACTTTTGTAATCCAAAATTCGTGTATTTGCTATAGGTAACATTAAAAAAGGTTTTGGTAGGGTTTCCAGTTAAAATTACATTATTATTACCAACTGATACAATATTTAGTAATCCACCTGCCATTTACTATTAAGTTATATAATACCATTATATTTGTTCGTTAATAAAATATAAATTTCTAACAATATTGTAAATGAAATATTATCAATGGATTTTCCTTATATTGGCTATTATATTAATGCTATACGTCCATTTTCAAATTGAAGCAAAAAGAAGAATATCATTATATGGTGGGTGGGATACAAAAGAAGGATTTGCAATTCCGGGGTTTGGAAACACCCAAGAAGGGGAAGTAAGTAGTATGAAAAGTAGCGTTCCTGTAAAAATGGCGGGCTTGTCAAAAGATTACACAAACGAGTCTTTGAAACAATATATAATTAAAGGGGCGTATAATTGTGCTGTAAGTGGTAATTACGTAAATAGTGATGCTATCCGTTATGTAGTGGAACGTGGATGCCGCTTCTTGGACTTTGAAGTCTTATATATTGATAGCAAACCAACAGTATCTTATACCTTGGATAAAGAGTATGAGATGATTGAAACAGATAATTCATTGTTGTTGGACGATGCATTGGCTGCTGCAATTTCGACCGGGTTTTCACAAAAATCGCCTAATCCAAATGACCCATTGTTTATTCATTTACGTGTTAAATCAAAAGACAAAGGAATCTACAAAGCTATTGGAAAATCAGTGGATTTTGTATTGAAAGATTATTTGTATAAGGGAGAAGTATCGGGTGAGACCAAAGTAAAAGATGTTATGCGAAAAGTGGTGCTGCTATTAGATAATCGTATTGATAGAAATTATAAGGATTTTTCTGCGTGCGAAGTGTCTGACCATAATTGTTATGATATATCCGAATATGTTAATATCAACAGTGGGACTACAACCCTTTCTATTAACCAATACAGTGAAGTCTTGAACGAACAATCGATTGCTTTAACACAAGGAGATAATTGTGACTATTGTAGCAACGTAGAAAAGTATAGAATGGCCGTTCCAGATACAATACAACGAACAAGCAATCCGGAATTAAGAGAATTGTTTATAGACCACGGTATTCAGATTGTGCCATTACAATTTTACCGAACAGATGAATATTTAGAGCAATATGAAGAGTTCTTTAATAAACATCAAAGCGCATTCGTCCCTTTGTCCCACGCAATAGGCTATTATACCCAGAATGTTCTGTAAATATATATCTATTATATAAGTAGATATATGCCAAAAAACAAGTCCGTTTCTCAAAAAAAGACCCAAGAATCAAAGAAAAGACCCGATGTATGCGACCGATCAATGACTTTTCATGAATGCGAATTGGCGGTTTTACGTCAAGCAGTGGATGAAAACGAAGAAACTCGCTCACGACGTGTTGTATCCAGTGATGAAATTAAACAAATATTGGAAATCGTAGAAACGTTTATTATTAATAAAAAATTAGTTTGCTATGGAGGGACTGCGATTAATAATATTTTACCCAGTTATGCTCAATTCTATGACCCAGAACTGGAATTACCTGATTATGATTTCTTTTCGAATAATGCTTTGGAAGATGCAAAGGAACTTGCAGACATTTATTATAAGGCGGGATATGAAGATGTAGAAGCAAAGTCGGGGGTTCATGAGGGTACATTTAAAGTGTTTGTGAATTATATTCCTATTGCGGATATTACCGAAATTATTAGCCCTTTATTTGAAAAATTACAAAAAGAAGCGATTATGCGGGCAGGCATCTTGTATGCTCCACCCAATTATTTGCGTATGGCAATGTATTTAGAATTATCCCGACCCGAAGGTGATATTAGTCGATGGGAAAAGGTATTAAAACGCCTAACTTTGTTGAACAAATTTTACCCACTTAAGAGTGCAAAGTGTAGTCAAATAGACTTTCAAAGAAATATGGACACACCAAACCGCGACGACTCTGATAAACTGTATGAAATTATACGTAATAATCTGGTAGACCAAGGAGTAGTATTCTTTGGGGCATATGCTACCAGTATTTACTCACAATACATGCCAAAAAATATACAACGTAAATTGAAAAAGGTTCCTGATTTCGATGTTTTGTCGGTTGAGATTGATAGAACGGCTCTTATTTTAAGTGAAGAGTTAAAACGTTCTGGGTTTGAAAATGTAAAAACGGTTGAAATAGAGGCTGTTGGAGAATTAGTGCCACGTAAAATAGAAATATCAATCGGGCAAGAAGTGTTAGCTTATATTTATGAACCAATTGCGTGCCACTCTTATAATACCATTACTGTAGGAAAATCAAAGGTGAACATTGCTACGATTGATACCATATTAACCTTTTATTTGAGTTTCCTGTATGTCAGCTCGGATGGAGAATACGAATCAGACCGTTTGCTATGTATGGCACAGTTCTTATTTGATGTACAGGAAAAGAACCGATTAAGTCAAAAAGGGTTATTAAAACGATTTAATATGGACTGTGTTGGAAGACAATCTACATTGGAAGACATGCGTGCTGAAAAGGCTGAAAAGTTCAAGGAGTTGAAATCCAAACGTAATAGCAGAGAATTTGAAAGATGGTTTTTGCGTTATGTGCCTTTGCAATTAGATGAAACCAGACAAGACAGTTCCAAACAAGCAGAACCAACACCTGCGAAAAAGAGTGTAAAGAAAAAACCAAAAACAAAGAAGGCAAATAAAACAGCTAAAGCGGGTAAAAAAGGAAATGGAGTAATGAGTCGTATTCAAAAATTATTGAAGTAATAGTTTGTAAATAAGTGATGTAAAGAACAGTTATTTACAGTGTTGCCATAAAGTGTATGGATTGGATACAAGTATAATATAAAATACTGAACATGATGCTCTTTAATAGTAGCCCGTAAAAGTTAAAATTCCCGTCTTCATTGTAGATAGCAAGGAAAGAGAGGTTTTTGAATATATACTGGTTAATAATAGGCATTTGAAAGATGAAATAAATAAGTCCTATCAAGAGTGGAACTTGTGCTTCTCCTAATAATGTATCCCAAAATCGTGCTTGGTCTTTTTCTTTTTCGTGATTATCAAACTCCTTTTTGCTGAATTCATAATGTTCGTTTACATAGTCATCAAAATGGACTTTCTTTTGAATATAATTGGGCGTTGCTTGTTCATCTTGAACGATTTGCGATGGATTCATAGGTATATCGCGAGAAGGAAGTTGCTGATGAGATAGAGATTGCAATTCTAACATTTGTTCTTCACTCATATATTGCGTTTGCGGAGGTTGTGGTCGGATTTCCACGTTTTGTTGTAATTGATTTTGTAACCCTTCTTGTGGGTTTATTGGCGGAGCCATTATGTCAGGGTTATTTGAGTTGCCGTATGGGTTTGGATGTACGTTCATAGGCATGTAATTATTCGGTTGTTCAAGCATGGCTTTATTATTATTCATATCATTTGACAATGGAAGGTCAGCAATACGAGTAGTAGTTGTTTCCATAAAAACTATATTATACACTAAACTTTTTATGGGGTGTTTTAAAACGCAATCGGTGTAAATTGTTCAAAAGAAGATTCAGCGGAAAAAGGAACCGCTTTCTTTTCGTCATTGCAATCTACACGGTGAGATTTGTAAGTATAACATTTATCTCCTTGCTTAAATACTTTTTCTTCCACATCTTCCAAAATGGGTCCTTCAAAATTAATACATTTATCACCTTGGCATGCTTCTCTAAATAAACTTGCGAGCCCTAAACCAAGCAAGACAGAGATTAATATTTTTCCGGTATCACTATTTAATACTTTTTTGAAGTTCATATAGAATATGGTGTGATAAAAATAATTCATAATTATTCAACGACGTTATAACGGGTTAATATTGCGCAGGTATTTCTTTTATTTCACCGGAAGCATCCGCACAATTGATTTCGGTTTGCTCATATTCATAACACCCATCCACTTTGTCTTTGTATTGCATTTTCTTTACATTATCGGGGCTTGGGTAAATGAATATTTTTCGGGTTTCTGGTTCTAAAATATACACTGCAAAAATTCCAATGGCTAAACTTACCAAGAACACAGGTATGTTGATGTATTTTCCTAACATTATATACATTAGTTTCATATAATGTTTGTTATTGATTTAATTTTCAAGG